AAATTCTTGATGGTCGAGACGAATGTCTTGTTCATTGCCTTCAGGGCAGAGCGTTGCTGACCTACTGGGGATTGACTCATTTGAGGATTTGAAGAGTCAAAGTGGTTTGGATCAGCAACAAATCTACGGTCGTCTAGCTCATACAGTAACCTCAATGAAACAGAAGATGATACTCCAAGTTACAGACGAACAAAAGAGTCATCAACAGATTCTACTGCGGGCTCAAGATCAAGTTGGTCAACATCCAGGGCATCAGTGGAAAAGAAAACAGAAGAACTGACCCCATATGAAAAGTACCTGCAAAGAAAAAGAGAACAAGAAAAAAAGGATGAGGAAGAAAATAAGAAAAAAGAAGAAGAAAAAAGAGAAGAGGATAGGAAAAGAGAAAGGGAAAGGAAAAGAGAGGAAGAAAGAAAAAGAGAAGAAGAAGCAGAAAGAGAAAGAGCAAGAAAACGGGAACGTAAGACTAACTTTATCTCTGCTCCTAAACTAGTGGTATTCCTGTAGTAAGGAATACTTCTGCCACCAACGGATCGATTTCCCTGATATTAGGAATACTCTTCGTAATATCGATATTGAAGACATAATTAAACATCCTGACAATATCATGTTGGAACTCGAACTTCCTATTCTCCATTGGATACACCCCAAAGAAATAATGACAGAACCTACAAAAATCAGGATTGGAAACTCCTCCAATTAAATATAATCCTAGAATTCTAGAACCAGAAATTGTCAAGTTTGGTACATCCCTTTCAATGTATAAAGCTCTTTGAAACCACTCTTCAGTGTCCCTCTTAAACCGGGCCCCTTTAAACTTATAGCCTAAAAAAGTTCGGTTGTCTGAATCTTCAACGGAAACGATCTGACACTTCTTTTCATTAACTCGCATTTTGAAATATCTCCATGCTAGTCTCTTGAATTCAGCTAAATCTTCCCATCTAAATCCCCAGGTCCTGATGTGATCATCATCTCCTAACGAACGGATTGAAATTACCATTTTCTCTAGATAAAACATAAGAGTCATGCAAACTAAAGTATTACATTTGGTTCCAGTACAACCAGTGTACATAGATCCAGAAGGTATACCCTTCTTCTTACGCATAATGGTTCCTTCAGGAAACATTAATCTAGTATTGATAAAATAATCTGACACGAAGTCATGGACTCTCTCCCATTTCTTAGCCATCTTAGATTCCTCTTTATAAAAAGAGTAGACTTTACCATCTAAACCCTTCCATTTAGAATAATCAATTGCTGATTTATCCATATTATGAATATCTTCCAAAATAAAGGATGGAACGGTTCCGTCAAAGAATGACCAATCCACAGTCAATACATCCTGTCCTGAAATACAACTTGTAAGCCGGTTGTGAAGCGCCTCGATAGTTCCAGGTCCAAACATCATAGTTTGATCATTTTGCTTACTAGAATCA